AGCATTTCCATCAGCACGCTTGCGGCGTTTCGGTTACCCTTAGTCGATCGCATCACAGACGCGAACATCTCGGCCAACGTTGCCTGGTACCCGCCCATCTGCCACTGTTGGCCAGGGAGCAGGTCCGTGACGACATTGATCAGTTCACGAGTTGCAAAGAACCGGATCACGTCGCGGCGCGTCTCCTCGTCCACAAGCAGACGCGAAATGTGTGCGGAGTTCACCTCTTGGCCCGACCAGATCGTCTCGGCAACGGTGTATCCGGCGAGACGATCGGTGAAAGTGGAGTACACGCGATAGGTTCCCGTGTACTCCTCGACCATCAGCAGCCCCTTGGTGGCGGGCTGATGAAAAATGGTATCATTCTTGTAGTGCATATGACCTCCGATTAAAATTAACTACCGACTGACTTGTTTTTGATGGGAGCGCGCATCACTCGGGAGATTGCACGCGACATGACGTCTACGCGCACCGAGCCAACGTTAGCGGTCTCGTAACGGAATTGCGACGGATCCTCCAGGCGCGAGCTCGCAGGCGACCACGCGTCCTTCCCGCCGTAGTCACCTGAGACGGGGTGAAGGCGATCGATCTGTCCGTCGCCACCCCAGATGACGGTAGCCACCCCTTGAGCGCGTTTACGACCCTCACCGAGACGGCATTGCCACGTGACCTGGCCGTCCGACACGTACCAGGTGGCCACCGTGTTGGAGTGTAGACCCTCCACGACCTCGTCAACCACCAGTTTTCGGGCGGAGGACACGTTCAGCACGGTCACCAAGGCGACCCCGATCTCGGCCAAGAACGAGCTAACATCGCTCAACCAGGGGAACAGCTCACGGGACAGACCTCCCGATGTGGCGTTACCACCAAGCCGGCCCACCACGTTCTTGAGCGAGTCGATGGTGACGACGCGTACGCCCGCGTTATCCGAGGGCAGTTCGAGGATGGCAGCGGCCAGACTGGCGGTATCCCGCACATAACCCGGGAAGGGTTCGCCGTAACGGATGGCCCGGCAGTTAACCGAGGTGCCCTGGCTACGGTTCGCGATATGACGCAAGATCGGTGACTTACCTTCATTTGCGCCCCCGAAGATGACAGTGAGACCCGTGAACAGGGGAATCCCGTCGATGCGGCACACCTCTTGCAGTTCCTCATAGGTCTTGACGAGGCTAGGGTTGTGCTCGTAGATGCGCTTTCCTTTCTCCACGTCAATTGCGCCGTTCGTGTAGAGACGGTAGCTATCGTTACCGATTGCCATCGCCCCCACGACGCTCTTGTCGACGACGACACGTTCCTCGACGTCGGTGGAGTTGGTCTCGAGGGCCGCTACACGTGCCAACGCCTCTTCCGCCGCGCTAGTCATCGCCGAGGCGCGCTTCTTGTTACGGACGGCGCGTTCCATCCCCGCGCGGATCTTTTCGGCACGGGTCAGGCGGCGAGGACGAGCCGCGCGCTTGCCTGTGCGCTCTCCTTCGCCTTGCTGATCGCCGCGAGGGAGGTTGTCTTTATCTGTTTGTGCCATATATCAGCCTCATGTTTCGCATCATACCGTGAAATCTCACCCTTGTAGTGCGATTCTACAAAGGGGAGAACCTCCTCGATGGACAGAGCCCGCTCGAAGAGCATTGAAAGTACAACGGGAGAAACGTCACGTTCCGTGTATTTGTAGAATAGAAGCTCTGGTTTATCAAGCACCTCCATGTCGATACGGGTTAACGCCTCAGTCTGAACCTCCAGTCGTTCATGGTGGGCCATAATCAGCTCCATGAACGGCCCGTACGTAGGCGTAGCGTAATCCTTCCACGTGCGGAAAAAGATCTCCATCGCCACACCATGCATCGGATGAGTGCTCTCCAGCACCCGTTGCAAGATCCCGACCGTAAAGTGCGGTCTGAAATTGCTCCCGGCGGACCGCTCCGGGCATAACATCTTCGAGAACGGTGTATGGAGGCGCGGGTAGGCCGTAAACCACCCGTCGGGCTTCCGGTAGCAGAGGTAGCCGGACCACACCTGACCAACCTCGGGCTTCAAGACGAAGTAGCCGGGGTTGGACTTCTCGTTGAACCGGTACGCGATGTACTGTTGCATGACACGCGCCTCGCCATAGTACATCCCGTCGTCCCCGTTATTCCGGGTCTTCAGAGGTTTCTTGTGGTTTAGGTATGCCTCCATGTCCTCTAGAACATCACCCATCAGGTCGTCAACCGTCGCAAGCCAGTCAAACACCATCATGAACTTTGCGATAAGCGACGTCCACGCGTGACCCGAGGGATTGCCCCCGTAGATCTGGTCATCGGGAGACCACGGGTCGCCGATCAACACTGGTCTGTTGCTCGGGTCTTTCGGGTCTAGCCCCACAGGTCTCGAGAAGCACGCGCACCAACAAAGGTGCTCGCACCAGTCTATAAGCTCGGGGGACCAGAACTCGCGAGCGATCGCGAACAGTCTCTTAATGAGAAACGTCGCCATCGAGCGATCGTACTCTGTGGCGTCCGAACAGATCAGCTCCTCTTCGGGGCCAATCTCTTCCAACGCAGCAGGCACATCGGTGCAGTGGAATGTTGGCCCGAACTGGTCGAACATCCCACCGTGCATGGTACCGGTCGCGATGATCTGCGCGTACATATTCGTCGCGTACGGGCCGCCCTTGAACAGGCGAGCCCGAGTCGCCGAGAAGTCGTCCCAAACCTCCCCGTCGATCACGACGCGCTTGTCAGCCGCGATTGGCTCCCCCACGAGTCCGCCACTCTCAGCATACTCCAGGGGAAACACCCACCGAGTCTTCCCGACTTCGTCCACCTGATCTCGCCTCCCGGCGTTCATCATGAAGACAACCTTCGCGAACGACGCTAACCCCACCATATCGCGTTTGGCCCACAACGCCAAAACGCGGTTGTCGTTGGCAAGTAGGAATATCGCGTGCTCTCGTTTCATCAAGGCGGACGTCTTCCAGATTGGGGCTCCGGAAGTCGACATCTTCGGTGTCTTGACGGAGGTGGGCTTCCATCGACTCAGTACCAGCTTCGCGAACCCATCAAAGATTGCGGCGTGCCGCGCCGACCGGAACGTGCTGGTTGGGAGACCCAGACTGTCGACGAAATGCTCGTTGTTGTTCACAGCAAGCGACATGGGCGCCATACTGTAACCGGCAACGGTCTTGAGCGTCCCAAAAGACGCCTGGATCGCGGTCGGGCCAACAAACTTGGTCTTGGGATCTAGGTCCACCGGTAGTTCGCTGTCCAAACCCTCGACGAGTTTCCGCAGGAACTTAAGATAGGCGGGGTCGAACGACCGGACCCCCCGATCTCCCTCCCCGAAACCGGGGAGGATGGTCAGTGGGTTTCGGCCAACGAGCGGCGTCGTGTGCAGCTTACGATCGTCGCTCATGATCCACGCTACGTCCTTCGAGTCGCGGGGGTTACCTAGGAACTTGAACCACTTAGGGGGCAGGGTCGACATCGCCACGATTGTCGCCTCCCTCCTGTGCAGCAGCTCCGTGAAGGCCACTAGCCCGCACGAAATTACCGAAATGGTTCTCACGTTGCCGATCCAGGACCTGTTCCCGCTTCGGCTTTGCCTGGCGCGCACCCGCCTGGTCGCCTAGGGCCGCCACCCGTCGCTTTTCCGCTGCTAAATCAGCAAGCAGCTCGTTATACGAGACGGTCGGGAGATCCCACGTGGCCCGTTCAAACTCAGGGGTGTACTCGACACCCGGGTAGTCGACTAACTTCACGAGCGCGACCTCGAACAGGTCGGCGTTCCCAACAAGTAGGTCGAGGATCCGGTTACTGGGAATGGCGATGGCGCCTTCCAACGGCAGGGAGGCAAGACCTCGGATACCGTCGATCGTTGTGACCTTTACGTGCTCACCCTCAGCCACCCGTTCCGGTGGGGGAACGATGAGTTGGATTGCGGCGGTCGAGCTGGGCTTGGGTTTATCCATGCCCAACAAATTCGTCCGAACACGCTGCGCGGGTCGCGCATCATCAAAGTTTGACATTTAACACCCTTTCTCACTAAAAGTACGTTTAAGAAACTCGGCGTGATGAACAACGTCCATTAACTCATCTACGCTAAGTCGGAGCATCATCCGTCTTTGTTCGACTGGACTAATAGCGAGGTAGTCGCACGCGTCAAGGAACGGCCCGGCTGGTACGCCAAGTTCGAATAGACGCCGGGCGAGGACAGGCTCGTTAGTGAACCAGAAAGGATACTCTCTAGACATACGATTCCTCCCAACGACGCCTCAAGACCAAGAATGTGCTCACAGTCAATTGCCCGGATTGCACTAACCACACGCTCCGCCGCGTCGGGGGGCATATCCAAATCCGGCTCCCACATGATGATTGCTGACATATTGCTCAGCTTCGAGATATGCCACACGGGTCGATAACGGGCGAAACCACGGTTACGCAGGTTAGTCGCCAGGTCCCGTACCCACGACGCCATGGCAGCGCTCGGCACATATAGCCCATCCTGGCCCATGGCCACAAGGGACCAGCCGACAGGGGTCATGTAAAAGTGGAAGCTAAATTCGGGTATTCGCTCGATCTGGATGATCACCATACACTCCTAAACGGTTTTACAGTTTGTCCCGGATACCGGCAGGCCGCCTATCGGTACGTGATCTGCCACGTACTATCATGGTACAACGCGACGATGTCGGCGTCCTCGCGGGACAGGGCGGTAGAGTTCGTTTTCATGGTGTTACTCCTACGTTACGTTGTATGAAGCCATCCGACGCACATGGTTGGTCGGTTTGGCGACTTCCGTCTCCCACACTTGATCGACTAGATCGCTGTGAGGGCATTTTCCTCCGTCATTGCGTCGGTTGTTCAGACCTAACAAGGACAAGCCAACGCACGCTGTTCGGACGTTTGTTGACCTTGGCAAGAGGACGTTTCAGTTCTTCACTTACTCCGGATAAAAACAACGACGGGCC